TAATATCGCTCATTTTTTACTCTCTCAATAGCTCCTAATATAATCTCTTGCATCTGCTCAATGCTCAGAGCTTTGGCACTCTGAGCCATTTTCTCCTGCTTTCTAAAGGCAAAGTATAGCCCTCTCAAATGGGAGAGCTCAATCTGGTTGAACTCTTTGCACCTTGCAGCTCTGCATGCTATGCCTTTTATCAGGGGCAAGTTATTGCCTTTTTCTTTGTCCATTGTCTTAAGCCATGCACCTATGGCACCTATCAATCTCTTTCGCCATTTGTCTTTCTCTTGTGCAGCCTGTCCAAAGCATTGGCTTAATTGCCTGCAAATCTCTTCAAGTTCTTGACTTCTTAGCTCCTTAGAACTCTGCACTCCGTATTGAGCAAGGAGTGCTTTTTTGTCTTCTTCGTCCCAACCTGCCTGATGCAACAGGATGTGAAACTTTCTGATTAACTCTGCTTTTGTCATGTTATAATTTAAAGGTTTTCGTTCCAATATCTGTCGGCTCCTTTGCGCCAAATAACAAAGTCTTTACCTCCTTCACCTCTTGCTGTATCTTCATATCTTGTTGTTATAAAGGCTTTGTACCCCTCAACTCTGATTTTTACATCTGAGTTATATCTTATGTATTGAGCCACTGATCCCTGAGGCTGACGGTTCTTCTCGTGGGCAACAAAGATGAAGAGCTTGTTTGGGAAATTCTTGACCAGTTTCATATAGTCTGCCATCTTGAAGCCTAATAAGTAATGAATAGAGTCTATTATCATCACGTCTTGGCTTCTTCTCTTGGCTAATCTGTCCCAAATCTCTTTTACACCTTCTTTCTCTGTAAGTATGAACTTGCTTCCAACCTCAATCATCTCGCACCGCTCCCAGGCTGTTTTAAATGAGAGTGAAAGTCCTTGTTCCAAGCTGTCATAAGCCACTCTCTTATCTTGTAAGCATAGATACTTAGCTAATTGCAACATAAAGGTTGTTTTTCCTGCTCCTGAGCCTCCATACACTATCCATGAACCTCTCAGCTCTGGGCGACCGAATGATGCTAACCAATCTCCCTCAAAGTTCGCAGACTCAAATACTGCAGCCTCTATGTTCTTGTTGCTGATAGCTCTGCCCATGACTTATTCCTCGTCTTTTTCTTTTTTCTTTTCTTCCTGTAGTCTCTCTTGCTTCAAGAGTAAGGCATGTATCTTTCTTTTTACTCTTCTTAGGTCGCACTCGCTGTCAATGATCACACTCTTTATGTCCTCTTGATCTGTTACCCCGTTGGCTTTAGCTATTGCTGCAATGTCTCTACCACTTAAGCCTCCTAAGGCAATGAACCTTCTGCCACATCTTGAGAAAATCTCCTTGTATCCTTTTTTATTGACTCTAACACCTTTTTTTATTCTCTTCTCCAAAAAATCCGTCGCAACCAACACCATCCCACACTCATCTTCCAAGGCATTGTATAGACTTATGAAGAAGTATAGCACTTGATCACTTAATTTGTCTGCCTCGTCCAAAATGACCAAAGGCTTTTCTTGTTTCTTCAAATTGTGTATTATTTCACCCATCATCTCGCTCACTGTGCAGCCTGTCCAATCCACGCCCATCGTTTGCAATAGCTGAGTCATAAATGTTTTTCTGTTCCAGTACTCTGAGCAGGAGAGAGCATAAACCTCTTTGTGTCCAGCTGTGTAGTATTTAATTGCTTGGCTCTTACCACAACCAGCGTCTCCTGTTATTGCGAGCACTAAAGCATTCTCTTGAGCATCGCTCATCAAACTATTCATCATCTTATATTCTTTTGTCTCAACCACCCTCCACGTCTTGTTCTCTTCACTCCAGCCAACACTACTGCCAACCTTTCTGAACATTTCATCGGTTATTAGCTCCCAGTTGCGATTAACTATCTGACTAATTGTCCCGCTACTCACGCCTCTCATTGTCTTGGCTGCCTTGTTTTGACTGCCCATTCTCTCGCAATAAGCACTTAACTGTGTTGCTATTGCTTCTTTTTCTGTGTCTCTCATTTGTCTGTTTTTTGTCTGTTTATTTATTATTCACTTCTTACTTTTCACTTCTCACTTTTCATTTTTCACTAATAGAAGTCTTCTATTGCTACCTCTTCCTCTTCTTCAACCTGCTGCCAATCCACTGGCTTTGTATTTTGTGTCTTCAAAATCTCTTGCTCAATCTCTTTGGTGCTTATCTCTTGCAGTCTTTGCTTATTCCTTTGGTTTTTGTGCTGTCCATCGCTGTCGCAGAGCATCAGTCGGCTCAGTGTGGCATCAATCTTTCCACTATTTTCTGCAAACAATCTGCGCGTCCTCTCTTGTGCTGCACACAAAGAAGCTGTCACATGTGCTTCCAACTGCTGATTGAAATCCCAAACTCTTTGCAATTGCTCTCTGTCTCCTTCCTTCCTCTCAGAAAGAGCCAGTGGTTGATCATATTTGTTCTCCAACATAAACCTCAAATCTCCCTCTTTGCTAACTGCCAAGGCGGCTGACAAATCTTTTCTGTCATACTTTATCACCCAATCAATGTATGAGTACTTTCTAAAGTTCATATCCCAGCAATCATAGTGTTGTTTCTTTCCGTCAATAGTTATGTTTATTCCGCTGCTCTCCAAAGCATTGGTTGTAGGGTTATTTTCTCCGAAGTTGAGCAGATATTGTTCTTGGCTTAGATATATTTTCTTGTCCTCTTCCAACATTGCATAGAGCTCCATGTACCTATCAATCTTTTTCTCTCTTTCTTTTTCTATTATAAAGGCAATCTGTCTTGTACAACCCTCTCTGTCTGGAAAAGCATGTCTTGTCCTATTCATTGCCTCGTTGTTTGGTTGGCAGTCTTTATTACTTGTTATACCAAATCCACTCCAGTTAGGCATCATTTGACAATAGTCTTTGTTTAGTCTCAAGAAGTATGGCTCCACAACCTTTGCCTTGGCGTTCTTGGCTCTTGCTGGTGTGAATTTATCTGCAATGGCTTCGTATGCTGGTGTTAGTGCTTTTATTGCGTAGTGGTCGCTCTGGAATTGGGCAGCTCTCTGTCTTTGTCCCCAAAGCTCGGCTGTGTGATTGACTGCATCTGCAAGTGCTGCCTTAATAAGTGCAGGATTTTCTCCCTCTCCAATAGCATAGCCAACAGGGTAGTTAATACATGTATCCAGCACAACAACTACTGTAAGCCTGTTGTGATACGTTGTTACGCTGTGTCCTTTGCTGTCTGTCATTGTTTTTTGGAATAGCAGTTCGCAGTCCCAGCCGTCAGCACACCAGTGTTGCATTGCCACCATTGGTCTATGCCTACGAACCTGCATCGTCTTTGCATTTCTGAAGGCAGTTTCGCCTCTTCTGCCTGCATAAGTGATAAGGTCAAACCTCTTTCTCCATTCTGCCACACATGAAGCTGTGATTTTCTTCCAACTCATCTTTTCTGCCATCATATTGTATATCTTAGCCACTTGGGCATTGTCAAGATTTCTTCTGTCTGAGAGCAACTCAACGATTACGCTTTCTTTCTCTTCATCATCAACCTTTGCAGTATTTCTATTCAAGAATTTCCGACTGATTAATGCTTTATAACCACCGTTTAAATACTCTTTAAACCTTCTTTGAAGGCTTTGTGCATTGCTTGGCAAGCTGTGTGGCATACTCTGTTTCTCCCTTTCTAAAGCCACGGCAACTTTTGCCCAAAATTCTCCACTCTTGGCTTTGCCTTTGCTCTGTCTTCCTCTTTGTGAGGCACTCTCTTCCATTATCTGCTTGCAACGATTAAGTAGTGATGCATTAGCTGTGTATTCTTCTTGCTTGTCTTGTGTCAGATGTCTGCCATCTGCCAGTGTATATTCTGAGTAAAACATTGCAGCCTTCTCATCTCTCTGTGCTCCTGAGAGCAGTGGTTTTGCCTCGGCTCTTTCCTTCAAGTCTGGGTACTGCTCATAGATAAGAGTCTTATATTTGTTTGGAAAACTCTCAACAACATACAAACTCTCTCTTCCATTGCCACCTTTGACCAGTCTTTCAACTTTGCCTCTTGTGTTTAAGCTCATCAAGGTATTGTAAGGAATAAAAGCCTCAATATCTTTCCACGTTACAGCCAGTGTATTATTTAAGTATTCCATTTTTAATTATTCACTTTTAACTTTTCATTTCTTTGCTCCCTGCAGAGTGTCGCTCTCTACCCTCAAGGTCTCATCTGTGAGGCAGGTCGTCCATTCAGTCGCTTCCATTGGAAGTCAATTCGCTAATCCCCATTAGTTTCTCAAGAACAGAGCAATCAAAGCCAACAACACCATGCACCCAACACAGAAGGCAACAGTTGCTGTTTCAAAAGCTCTGTCATAATTTTTCTTTCTCTCGTCTTTCATAGTGTCTCAATGTTTTCTGTCA